ATCATGTCGAGCACCACGTTGCCGGCGCTCTTGATGCCGCGGTTGTAGTTCTCGATGTCGAGGTTGCGAGCCTTGACTGAGGTTACACCACCAGTGCCGTCGAGGTTCAGACCTCGCGTCGTACCGGTGGTCTTGCCGTACATGATCACGCTGTCGAGCTCGATGTCGTTGCCGGTCTTGATCGTGATGCCGTTGGTCACTGCCGCAGGCTGATCGTAAACCCAAACACTGCCGACTCGGATGTTGTAGGCGGAGGTGATGTACAGCCCGTCCGTCGCCGTGCAGTTCGTGAGCTGCAGGACGAAGCTCAGCAAGTCGATGCGGAAGTCGAAGCCACCTGTGTACAGCGACCCGTCAATGACCAGCCGCGCGTTGCCGTAGGGCATGAGCACGGTGCTGAAGTTGCGACCGAAGCCCAACATGACCACGCCAGGCGGAATGAAGATGTCACCGGTGTACTTGATGGTCCCGTTCGGCAGCTGCAATGGTCTCAGCCCGAGGCCACCGCCACTAGAGCCACTGCCTGCCGGGGACGCCGCGTAGATCGCGTTCTGTAGCTGCGTCGTGCAGTCGGTGACGCCATCCGCTACGACGCCGAACGTCTGCGCAGCCAGTGACGCGTTTGCGTACAGCTCATAGAAGTTGTCGTTCGACGCCGAGTCGTTGGTGATCTTGCGAGACACTTACGTCGCCAGCGCAACCACAGTCGCGTTCGGTAGCCTTACCGGGTAGTACAGAATCGACTCGATCGTGCCGTTCAACCAGTACTGCCCGTCGTTGTCTTGCCCGATGTGGATGGTCGTCGGGTTCGGCATGATCGAGCCATCCGTGGCGACCGTTCCGCCATTGAGGGCTAGCGCGCGACCGAGCGACGAGTGCGCAAGCGCTCCCTTGAAGCGCGTACCGTTTGCGGCAAAATTACTGGTCGCCAGTCCACTGCTACCTGTCCAGCAGCTGAGGCTGAAATTTGTGCCGCCATTATTTTGCAGGCTGATCGGTGTCGGATCGAGCGCGTTGCTGTAGCCGATAACACATTCCGTGGTCACCTGAGCCGAGGTGCTGCGTTTGGCTGCTGCGACCCATGTGCTGCCCGTCTGGCTAAACCACGCGCTACTTACCGGGATGCTGCAAATATCGGCAGAACGGGTAACAGTTGCGGTCGTGGTGGAGATTCGACTGCTGACAGTAGCCGCCTGCTCTACTTGATAGCCCCACGCAGACATCGATGTAGCGGTGCCGGCGTAGCAAATCAATGCAGCGTTCGTAGTTGAGAAAGTAGTCAGCCATTCAACGCGGTACCACCCATTTGGGTAAGCAACCATTCGCGCCCCTGACACCCGAGAGCCAGAGCTCGTAACCGTCCCGGCGGCCGGGTTAACGGTCACGATCGAATTGCCATCGCCGCCATCGTAGCTGAGATTCGCAGCGGTGCACCCAGAGACGTTTTTTACCCACACGCTGCACGCGTAGGTAGTCGCGAGCGCTACGGTCAAGCCTTGGTAGTATCCATCGAAACCGCCACCCACAGTGATTGTAGGCGCAGTCTGAGTGCCGTCCGGCGCTATGTTGGCGTTAGCAACTCTAGTAGGAGACGAGCCGGGGTTCCAAGCGCCCACGTTGCCAATGTCATCGGACCAGCGAAGAAGATTTGTCCTCGCTTCCTCGATCAGTAATCCCTTCGCCACTAGCGTCGTCGGGTCGTACTCGAAGCGAGGACTGTCCACAGGCACAGTCTGAAGTAAGCCATTGCTGGCAGTGACTACTGCCGTGCTCGCGCGAGTGAACGTGATGCGAGAGTCGAGCGCCGATGCGCCGGAGAACTGGAGCACCAGTGAAGGCGCGATCTCGTTGAGCTGAGACCCGCCGAGGAGAACCCCGGGCGCGCTCAGGCCGTCCGCTTGGTTCAGCCCTACGACGGGTGACAGGCTCACGCGATACCCGCCTGGTTGACCGTCAGCGTCGCGCTGCCGCTGGTGTACGCGGTGACGTTGAGCCGGCACGCACGCGGCGGGAACTGGTAGTTGCCGTCAGCGCTGGCCGTCTGACCGACGAGCGTCGCGTGATCGAGCCAGTTGCCGGTGGCCGGGTTGTACGTCGGCGCGAAGATGTCATCCATCGTGTGCTGGATCTTGTACGTCAGGTTCGCTCCTGCGCTCAGCACCACTTCGAGCGCCACGAGAGGCGCTGCCGCGTAGTGATCGAGCGGAATCGGTGCGCTGACAGTGGCCGATCCGACCGTGACCTGTACCGGGCGCATTACAGCAGCGCCTTGATCTTCGACAGGGCAGCGAAGAACGTCTGCAGGTCGCGCACCTGTTCGGCAACGCGTCCACTGGTTGCCAGCGAGTCAGCGTCGCGCTGCTCGATGGTGTCCTCGCGGCCCTTGATCGCCGCCTCGCGCACATCGAGCGCGTCGCTGTCGGCCTTCAGCTGTGCACGGTCCGAGCGCAGCTGCGCCTTCTGGCTCTCGATCTCCTGCTCGCGGGTGACGAGGTCCGAGATCTTCGAGCCGTACTGGGCGAGGCTCTGCTCGGCGTCGGCCAGCATGGCGCTGACTCGATCCTGGGCGGCCTTGACCTGTGCATCGGCGGCGTTGCCGGTGCGGGTCGCCGCGTCGTTCGCGTCGGCGACGATCTTCGCCGCCTGGGCCTGCGCGTCGGCCACGATCTGCGCAGCGAGCGCCTGGGCATCGACGACGACAGGGTCGGGTGTCGGGGCCGGAACCGGGTCCGGGGTGGGCGTCACATCGGGCGTGACCGGTGCGACGTTGTCGGTTGTCTCGGGCATCTTCGAGCTCCTTGAGGTGAGGAGCGGGGCCGCGGGCACCCCGCTCAAGGTCTCATCAGTACGGCGGGGTCGCCAGGATCGAGACGCGCTCGTTGGCGACGTCGATCAGGTCCATGTTCATGGTACGCGCCGCCGCCGTGTTGTTCTGCACGGCGAACGCTGGGTTGAGCAGCGTCGTCTGCGGGAACGTGGACGGGAGAGCGAGCGAGCCGCGAACGTTGGCCGAGATGCCTGCGCCGGTGATCTGGTACACCAGCGTGCCGTTCGGATTGCGACCGTAGACGTTGCCCTCGTAGTAGAAGGCGAAGTTGATCATGTTCGTCAGACCCGGATTCAGCGTCTGGGTCAGCGTCGCAGTGGTCGCCGAGGACGAGGCGTAGGCCTTGACGCTCAGCGTGCCGCCCGACGCGTTCTGGAACACGATGCCATCGGTGAGCGCCGCGAACGGGGTCGTGGTGCCGTTGTGCAGGCCCACGATGAAGTTCGCGTTGACGTGGTCCACCGAGAACATGAAACGGCCCCAGCAGCGCAGACCAGTGGCGAGCTTGAAGCTCGCGAAGCCGAGCTTGTGCGACACCGAGTCCGCGCCGGCGGCCGAGTTGACCACCTGGATGACGCCACCATCGGCAGCCACACCAGCGTTGGTGCCCGTGCCGACCTTCGTAACCGTGAAGTCCGAGGCGTTGTAGACGTCGTAGTCGTTGAAGTAGTTGTGGATGCCGGTCCAGTCACCCAACGGGAAGTCCGACATGATGTCGGTGTCGTTGGTGTTGGCCCAGCCCCACTGGTTGCGGGTCATGCGATTGTCGTACATCGAACTTGCTCCTGTCGGGTACAGCCCCCGCGGCGGAATTGCCGCGGGGGTGTAGCCCGGTGAATCAACAAAAATTGAGTGTACCAGTCGTCGAACACAGAGAGTGCCATTACGAACCTCGCCACTTGCGGACGTAGCGAGCTGCCTTCTCCATCAGCTCTGGGTCGTCTTGCAACAGACCGAGTGCGCGGTTGCACGAGTGACAAAGCCACCCGCGAAGCGCTCCCGTCGTGTGATTGTGATCCAGACAAAGCGCTTGCAGCTTCATTGAAATCACGTGCACCGTGGAAGGCTCTTTCCCGCAGAGGTCGCAGACCGTAGGCATCGACGCAGCTTTTTCGAGCGCCGCCGTCCATGACAGCTTGAAGTTCTTTCGAAGCCGCTGCACGCGAATGTAGTGCGCGTGGCACATTCCCTTCGCATAAGTCCAGTCTGCGCAACCATCGATGTTGCACACAGTTCGCGGACGAATGCGCTCTGGCCTGTTGACGTGCCCGTGACGACTGTTCCTCGCCCAGTGCATGCCGCACAGACCCTTGCCCTTGACGGGCTTGTCGCAGCCCTCGACCACACAGCACGCGGGCTTCTCCGCAACCCGCGACGCGATCACGGGCGTAAGAATGCGCCCCGCGCGCAACCACTGTGCGTAGTGCGATGCGCAGTAGCCCCTGGCTTTGTGTTCGCGTCCGCATCCTTCGACCGTACAAACCTCGTGAATCAGCTTCATTTCCGGCTCCAGTACAGGGTGTAGACTTGTACCCTATACTGGAACCGGAAACTTAGCAAACGCCCAGCTAAATCAATGACTTAGCTCACAGCCCCGGAGTTCCGAACAGAGCGCGCGGATCGGTCCACCCTTCGATATAACGCTCGGTGGCCTTGTAACGCATCGAGTCTGTTTCAAAATCACCCTCCATCGATTTCTGCAGGGCGCGGCGCTTCATGACCTTCATGCCTTCCGGCGCGTCGGTCTGAATCCACCACGCGGTGGCGCTCGTGATGCGGGCGAGGTTGGCCTGCTTCTCCAGCATCCCCATCGACTTGACGGGGTTGATGTCGTTGTTGGCCGTTCCCGTGCGCAGCACGCTCTTGAGCAGCACCTCGGCCTGGAAGATCAGGTTCGGCCCGCACACGATCTGCTTGGGCTTGAGCCGGATCTTCTTGCCGTTGTTGTCCACCGCCGTGCGGATCTGGATCAGCATCTGCTCCAGCGACGTCTGGGACAGCGCAGCCGCGGTCGTCAGGACGTTGGAGAAGGTGCCGCCGATGATCGGGTGGTTGCTGACGTTCAGCGCCACACCGTCACCGCCCAGGTACGCGCCGTTGAAGGCACGGTTGAGCACGTTCGCGCAGCGCGTCTCCTTGGTCTCGATCAGAGACTGGGCGAGCGCCTTGCTGAACGTGGTGCCCACGCGGATGTGGTCACCGTCCTCGACCAGCACCTTCGTGAGAGCGAAGGCGAGGCCGAAGACCTTGTACCAGTAGCGCTGTGCGAACAGCGTACCGCCGGCCTGATAGGACACCGGCATGCCGTCGGGGATCTCGGGCGCGGCTCCGAAGGCGAACAGCACCGGCTCCTCGTGATAGTTGCGTGCGATGCCGTTGCGCTCCGAGAAGACCTGCTTCCACTCGTCGTCGCGCTGGTCGTAGATGCCATCGAAGACTTCGTTGAGGATCGGCTCCACAACCGACCGGAAGTCCGTTGACCGCATTGGATTTGCCATGTCTCAGGACCTCCCTTAGATGGCGACCTTCGCGGCCACGTACTGCGGTCGGGCGTTCTGCACGCGCGCGATCGGATACGCATCCGAGAAGGCATTGTCGACGAAACGCGCGAAGTCGATGATTCGCGCCATGCCCTGCGAGCCCGCGCCCGCCAGGGTCCCGCTGAACGCCGCGGTCGAGAGGCCCGTGCTCGTCGAGCCGGAGCCCGCCGTGTACGTGGCATCGAACGTGGTCAGCTGATCGCCGATGCAGGCCGCGCTGGTCAGCGTGGTGCTGCACTGGACGTCGTACACGATGGCCGGATCGACCCAGATGTAGAAACGGATCTTCGTCGCGCCGGTCGTCGCGCCGGGCCAGAAGGGCGAGATGACGGGCTTGAGGTTGACGTCGAGGTACTCGACGCCCGCCAGCACGCCCAGCCAGTCCGCGCTCGCGGCAGCGATGTTCAGGGAGCCGTTGGTGTTCCACACCACCGGCGAGCCCTTGTACATCGCAGTCGCATAGGCTGCCTGCGTCGCGTCCACCACCGTGTAGACCTCCTCTCGGATGATCCCACCGGCACCGTGGTACGCGGGGCGCAAGCCAAAGGGTGCAAGGGTTGCACTCATTTCACTTCACTCCATGCATGTTGTTACAGGCTCTCGAAGGTGGGCCTGCGGACCTCCTTGCCCATTTGTTCGGTCCCGTCCTCCGCGGTCACATGCAGGCGCGCACGCTCGGCCTTGTCGCGAATGTCTTCGAGTACGGCGTTCAAGCGCCGCTCCTCTTGATTCGGCTGGTCGTGGTGCACGCTCTTCATGAACGCGTTGTATCGGGACAGCGGGATCTCCGCGGCGACCATCTCGTTGACCGCGATGAAGCCTTCGTAGGCTCCGTTCGCCACAGTGTACTGCTCGTACCCGGGGATGTCGGTCAGGCGGAGCAGCCTGTAACCGAGGCGCATACGCGCCTGCACCGAATCCCTCGGGTTGGTCGTGGTCAGCCAGCATCGGTGATACCCATCTCGCGGCGGCAGGTTTGGCAAGACCTCCTGCCAGTTCGCGGATTGGAACATCTCCAGACGTTCCTCTTCGGTCAGCTCGCGGTCCTCGGTCAGTTCGCGTTCCTGGGCGTCACGCTCAGTGTAGTCGCGATCAAGACGGTCCGCGCTCAGACGCTCGTCCACATGATCAGCGGCGCGTTCGGTGCGCTCCGCATTCCGTTCAGCGAGCCGCGCAGCTTCCTGCTCGGCTCGAATCTGTCCTGGGTTCTTGCTCATTGTGCTTGCTCCTTTCAGCCCGCAGATTCACGTGCTTCGCGATCGTACTGAGCGTAGCGCTTCAGCATCCGATTGCGAGCCTTCACGTCGTCCCACACCCCGGCCTCCTGCATCGCGCGCTTGCGATCAGGGCTCACCCACACCTCGTTGGGCTTGAGCGCCTGCTGGCCGCCACTCGGCATCCGCGGCGGCGGATCGCGCCGCTGCTCGGTGCGCTGCCGGCTCTCGGTGCGCTCCTCGCGGTTGCCGTCATCCACCGCGCCGCCGCGAGCATACCTGTGCGGCAGCCGGCGCGCGAGCCGCGCGTCGAGCTCCTGCCAGTACTCGGGGCTCTTCGGGTCGAACCCGTCATCGACCACGGCTTGGTCGATCGCGCGCGCGACCAGTGCGTCCTCGCCGCGCTCGTTGGCCCACGGGTTCTTGGCGAACCAGCGCTGGGCGTTGCGGACCACGTCCGGGTCCGGCGCGGGCGGGGCGGCGTTGCGCGGCTGTTGCTGCTGACGTGCCGCCTGCTGCAGCTGCTGCTGCCGGCCCACGAGCGCGTTGCGCTGGCCGAGCAGCTGCATCTTGATGTTCTGCGCCTCGGCCGCGTCCGCGCCGGCCGCGACCTCGATCGCCTTGGCGTAGACCTCGTCGGCCTTGCGCAGGTTCGCGTCCACCTCGGCGATCTGCGCTTCGAGCGAGCCGTACTCGGTGCGCAGCATGCGCTGCTCGACACCGCTGAACCGTCGCTCGAGTTCTTCGTTGCGCGAGCGGAGCAGGTTCATCTCGCGCTGCGCGGACTCGCGCGCGGCTCGTTGGCGAGCACGGCGCTGTGCGCTCGTCTCGCGCGGCCGACCGCTGCGCTCCGCTTCGTCGTCCTCGTCTTCGTCCTCGTTCGAGACGCGCGAGTCTTCTTCCTCGCCACCGTCATCGTCCGTCGCCGCCTGCTGCACAGGGGGCTTGGCCGCGGGCTTCTTCTTGCCCTCGGCCGCGTCGTCGCCTTCGAGCGAAACCACTTCGCCCGATTCGTCTGCGCCCTCGACGGCGTTCAGCTTGGTGTCGTCGTCATCGTTGTCGGTTGCCATGATGCCCTCCAGGCACTCAGATGTATCCGACCACGGCCAGCGGGTCGGGGACTTGCCCACCGACGTCCAGGTCGCGGATCGTTTGGAACACGGCGTAGCCCCCGTCCTTGAGACGGACGAGCCACTTGTCGTGGCCGTACTTCGGCACGCGGATGTAGTCGCCCACTGCGCACCACGCGCCCTCGGGCCACGGCTCCATCGTGTCTCGGTTCTTGAACGCCATCGGTCCGACGGCGATCACCTTGCCCACCTGCGAGTTCCACATCTCGGTGTCCTGGGTGTCATCCGTGAGGATGATGCCGCCCGCGGACTTCTTCTTCGGGGTGCGAATCTGCACGAGCACCTTCGAGCCTGGGGGAATCAGGTTCGCGTCTGCGCTCGGGAATGCCTCTTCCAGTGAGCTGTACGCGTACGTCGGCGGCGCATTGTCTGCCACCTGGATGCGTTGCTCTGCTCCTCTAGCCACGATTCTTCTCCTCCTTCTCAGCCTCGTTGATGATCTCTTGAACCCATTGCTCGACGAGTGCCACGCCCTTGTACATGCCGCGCGCGTGCGCGGCGGCGTCGGCGGGCCACGAGCTGCCACGAGAGAGCTCTTCGTGCGCCATGCTCTGACGCCACGTGATGCACTTCTCCAGCAGCTTCCGTCCGTCGATCACTCAGCAGCGTCCCTTGCCGACCTTGCCGCCCTTGGCGTAGCGCTCGGTGCTCTTCGTGCCCTTGTGCATGGCTGTCGAGCCGTCGATGCGGCCCGTGGTCGCGTACTCGTAGTGCTGCGTGACCGGGCCACCGTTGCTGTACTTACGGACCTTGCTCGAAGTCTTCGCCATCTCAGTTCTCCTCGCCGATTGCCGTTCCGTTCTTGAGGTTGGTGTGCTTGCCCGCGGCGATCTCGGCCGCGGCGATCTGCATCGCCGTGGCGTTGTCGTCGGTGTTCATCTGCTGCCGGACCTGATTGGTCTCATCGACCCGCGCCGTCTCCTGCTCTTCCTGCATCTGCGCGAGGCGCATCTTGACGACGTTGTCGCTCTGCTTCTGCTGGGCCTGCTGCTGATCGCCCTGGCCCTTGGCAGCCAGCTGCATCGCGGTCCGCTTCTCTGCGCTCGCGGTGGTCATCTGCGTGCGCGCCGTGGCCGCCTGATCGCTCGCCGCCTTGGCGTTGACCTGCATCTGGGTCGCGGCCAGCGTCGGGTCTTGCGGCATCTGCGGCGAGAGCTGCTGCAGGAGCTGCTGCGCCTGCTGCATGAGCGGCGGGAGCTGGGCGAAGACGCCGGTCGCCTCGTGAGCCACCTCGGGGCTGAGCGTGGCAAGCAGTCGGTCGAGCTCGGCGCTGACCTCGTGGTTCTTGGCGTCCATGAGCTCGGTGATGTTCTTGATCTCGCTCCCGGTGGCCTTGGCCGCCTCGGTCGCCTTCTCGACCACCGTGCTCGCGTACCACATCACCATGTGCTCGACGAGGTGCTGCAGGCAGCCACCCAGGAACTTCGGTGCCATGATCGGGTTCTTGCCGAACATCGGGCTCTGCATGAAGTCCAGGTGCACCTGGATGTGCGCGAGGTGGTCCTGGTCCGGGAACGCGGCCACCGGGCGGCTGAGCGCCATGGCGACGTTCTCGTTGACTGCGTTGTTGGGTTGCGCGGTTTGTGCAGGCAACAGCAGACGGTCGTAATCGGGGATGCGCGCACGCTTGAGGATCATCTCCTCGACGGCGCGCATGTCGTACAGCTGCGGCAGGAGCTGGGCTCGGGCCGCGACGAGCTGCATCTGCGCATAACGCTGCGACTCGCTGAAGATGTTCGGGTCGCTCACGGGCTCGACTTCCATCGGCCCGTTGTAGTCGCCCTTGGTCGCGAGCAGCTCGCCGGTCTCGTCCTTCACTTCCTCTTCGTCGAGGTAGAGGGCGTTGATCCGGTACAGCAGCTGCAGCGCGCGGCCCATCGCAGGGTGCAGGCGCGCGAAGATTGCGTTCAGCGTGCGCAGACCCTCTTCGAGGATGCTGAGCACGGTGCCCACGGGCATCTGGTTGGCGTTGTCCTCAGTGATGTTCCGAAGCGCCGTCTTGATGAAGTCCTCGCACTCCTCGCTGAGCATGCCGAGCAGCTGCTGCAGCACCGGGCTCGGCTGGTTGTACGGGATCGGCATCACCAGCTTGCGGATGTCGTCGGTGGTGTTGGCGACGCCGCCTTCCATCTCGACGACCATGCCCACGCCGACGTTCTGCGTCTGCCCGACGAGGTTCGCTCCCTTGAGCTTCATCATGCCGGGGAAGTTGTTCACGAGCGCCGCGTCGAGCAGCGCACGCATCGCGCCGCTGGCCGCGCCCGCGAGACGACCGATCGCCTGACCCAGGCCGATCGACATCGCACCACGCCACGGGATGAACGGGAACTCGACGAGCCAGTTGATCGGCTCGTGTCCCTTCTTGTCGAGCTGGTCCCAGTTGCGCACGACGCGCTTGACCGAACCGCTCGACAACGCGTCCATCTCGATCACGTACGGCGCGGGCCTGCCGTCTGCCTCTTCGTCCTTGTCCGAGAGATCGAGGTACGTGAAGCAGCGCCAGATGGGGCGGAGTCCGTCGAGGTTGTACGGGTCTTCCTCGACACCGTCGGCCTTGGCCGCGGCACGCGCCGCCTCGGTGAGCTCAGGGGCGATGGCACTCGCGGCAGAGCCCGTGCCCGCCGGGTCCACGTACATCCCACTCTCGACGCGCGACTCGTACACGCGCTGGCTGATGATCTCCAGCATCGTGACGCGCTCGGCACCGAGCACCGAGCCCGCGCTCGCGGGGACGTAGACGTGGTCCTGCGGCCAGTACGTGAACTTCGGCCGCTTGAGCTCCTCGTCGTACGAGCCGTAAAGGAACTGGCTGCCGGCGAGCGGTAGCTGGCTGAGCAGCTGCTCCAGCTCGCCACGGAACTCGGGCAGCTGCTTGGTGAGCTGCCAGTTCATGTGGGTCGCGACGCGCTCGGCGCGGTCCACGCGCTGCTGGGTGGCCTTGGGCACGATCTTCGACTTCACCGGGCCCTTCGCAGGGAAGAGCTCCAGGATCATGCGCGCCTCGAAGTCCACCGAGGCCTTGGCGAGCGCCGGGTGCACGGCGCTGCTCGCGCCCGAGAACGCCGCGTTCTCTTCCTCGCCACCGATGCCGGTGCGCTTGATCGCCTCGGCGTAGTCCTTGTCGCGCTTCTCTCGCGTCTTCGCGTCCTGTTCGATCAGAGGCCGCAGGAGCTGGTCGATACGCGCGAGATCCCCAGCGTCGAGCAATGAAGATGCGAGATTGTCGTAAAAACGAACAGTCTCCTGCGGCCCTGAGTCGTCGTCGGTGGCGTCGAGGTTCACGATCGCGCCACCGTCATCCGTGTCCGTGACCCCGGTCTCGGGGCCCGCGTCGAAGCTCATCGGCTGCCCGAGCGGGATGCCGTTAGTCTCGTCCTCGTCGTCGAGCTGCGTGGGGTCAGCCATTGTGTGGGATCTCCGCGAGCTTGCGCCCGACGTATCGAGCAATCCATGCGAGCTCGGGGTCGCTCAGGTTCGTGGGCACCAGCGCGCCAGCGCAGCCATCTTCGAGCGAGCGCTGCACGACGACCTCTGCGTAGTCCACGAGGTTCCAGCCGATCGTCTCGCCACAGCGTGGCGGCGCAGGCTCGGGCTCGTAGCGCGAGAGGAACGCGTCCACTGGGTCGTAGCTAACCATAGAAGTTCACCACACGGTCCTGGCGACGACGCCGCTCGACGTCCTCTTCGAGCTTCTTCTGCGGCGTCTTGGGCGGCAGCGTGTACCCGCCCATGAAACGATCCGAGATGTACTTCAGCGCCTGCGTGGTCGTGTCGAGCAAGTCATCGTGCTCCACGCTTCCCTCGCCGACGTACGTGCACACCTGACTGATCAACGGCTCGGCCCAGGTGCGAGGCTCGCCCGCACGCGTGCCACTCTCGACGCACCACACACGGTGCGCGGCGAACATCGGGCTCACGGCGTGCAGCCGCGCGAGCTTGTCGCTCCGTCCTGGGTTGTACGGCACGCCGAGCACGTCCTCGCTCGCCAGCTGCTGGCGAAGCGAGATGCCGCTGCCCTTGTCCTCGATCAGCGTGACATCGATCTCCTTGCCGCGCGGCTTGTTCGCGCCGTAAAGAGGCCTGCCGTATACCGGATTGCGACCATCGTGGATCAGCGTCTCGGGCGAGCCGTACGTGTTGAGCCGCTCTTTCTTCACGCGCTCCACGAGCTGCGGGAAGCCGAGCGAATCCTCCCAGCAATCGAGCAGCATCACGTGCCGCTGGTTCTCGTGCACGAAGACGCCCCAGACACTGCACGCGGTGGGGTCGGTCTTCTGGTCCTTTTTGTCGAACGTCTTCTCGGTGAAGGCAGTGTCGAGCGACATCACGATGAACTCGAACGTCGGCAGCGCACTGCGCGAGGACCACAGCCGCCACTGGTTGCGCTTGATGAACCCTGAGTCCTCGGGGTCAAGCAGCTCGCCGTAGATCTCCTGGCGGCCGATCGCGGTGCCCTCGTACTTCATCAGCTGCTTGAAGAACGACGGCGCGAGGTTCGCGCGGTTCTCCATCGTCGCCCCGCGCACGAGCACGTCGGTCTGCTTGATCAGGTCGCGGATGAACGGCGTCGGCTTCGGTGTGCCGGTCCACAGCGTTTGCGTGTGCCTGCCCAGTCGCAGTCCCATCTGGTACATGTCCCAGGCCGCGCGCGGGTAGCGCCACGAATTGTGGGTCAGTACACCGTTCGCGTAGAACTCATGGGCGTCGTCAACGTCGAGGTTGTACACCGTCCCCGTGTGCGCGAGCTTGCGCACGCTTACGACGTGCGTAGGCTGCACGCGTCGCACGGTGGGCGATGTTTCGACACCGCTGCGAGCAGAACTTGGAGCGCTGCCCGACAGACTGGTAAGCCACTCCGCATGTGTCGCAGCGCCGTTCGCGCAAAGGCTTGCGCTGCCACTCAGCTCGACGCTGCTCAGATAGCCGCTCACGAGACCACGTAACGATGCCACGAGGTTCCAGTCGGAGGTGCTCAGCGCGTGTGACGGGACGAAGGTTGTCGATTCGATTGTTCGTCGAGTCTCCGTCGACGTGGTGTATCTCCGTCCCTGACGGAATCCCGCCACGAAGAGCCTTGTACTTCTCACGATGAAAGAGCACGCCGCGGCGATTTTTGAAATAGCCGCGCTGCAGGTACCAAGTTTCTCCGCGCCACCTGAACTTGATTGCCATTCCTGCAGTGTATCGCCATGTCGCATGGACTGCAACGGCACGTACGCATTCTCGCGCACTGACCAAATCGGATGGTGTCCTGTACCAACCAGCGCCGCGCCGCTGCTCATCTCAAGCTCCCAGAGCTCCGCAGATGTCGCAGAGACTCCGCACGCGCAGACACACTTGAGCCCTTTGCGCGTCCACACACGATCACCCTTGCGCAGCGTCTCAATCGGGCGCGGCCCGTACTCTGTACTGACAAGGGTTCCAGCCACAAGGCACGCAATCTCATCGCACCAACCCGCTGCGTGCTGCGGGCCGCGCAGTCGCTCGTACGTGTCAGCGGCGAAGCCGCGGATCTCCGAGCCGTTCCACAACCTGAGCATCGGCAGGCCGAGGTCGCGCGCAGTGATGAGCTGGTGAGGGATCACGGCGAACAGGCCGCTCTCGCCTTCGAAGCACGTGCGCCGCACGTCGTCGTACGTGGGCGCGATGACACAGTAACGGTTGGGCTCTGTGGCCGCCTTGCGACCGAGCCACTGCGCGCCAGTCTCAGTCTTGCCGAAGCCGCGCCCTGCTTGGATGCCCCACACGAGCCAGTTGCCTGGAGGCGTGCGCTGCTTCTGCCGCGAGCGCTCAGCCCAGCGTAGCTCCCAGTCGAGCAGCAGCAGTGACGCGTCGTCGAGCCTGTCGATGTCATCAGCTTGCATGCTCGATCGTGGCGCCCGCCGGCACCGAAGCAGTTGTCACGAGACGCTCGCGCAGCTTGGCCGCGAGCTGGGCACGTGCGTCCGCGTCGAGCAGCACGTGCACGTTGACGTTGGTCTCGGGAGCTTTCTTCATCCCGAGGTGGTCACGGAGCATGTCCAGTGCGCGGAGCCTGTCGCGCAACTTGAGGCTGACCGACGTGCCGTTCTTGCCGCGCGTCTCGCTCACCTCCGACACCATTGCAGCTGCGGCAGCGTCGAGCTTGTCGCTGTCGACGAGCGTCACCCCATTCGGTCCCCAGCTCATCACCTCGCGCGGGTCACCGAACGCGATGCGCGCGAGTTCTTCGAGCACGCGGTCCGCGGTGATCTGTGTGCGCATCGATCGCTCTTCGAGCTTGACCGCGATGGCACTGGACACTTCAGGTTTCTTGAGCAGTTCGCTGGCAGCCTGTGCCGATGCGACGTAGCTTTTCGTCGTGAGGCCGGCGCGCTTCGCCGCCTGCGTCCCGTTCAAGTCGACGACGTACTCGTCGACGAACCGCTTTTGCTTGGGGGTGAGCTTGCCGCTCACCTTGGGCTTCGTCGCTCGCTTCTTCGCAGGCTTCGTCAACTGCCCCGGCTCCCATGGCGGCGTAGGACAACCCCGCGCCTCGATGGGGGAGACGTCATACCGCCGTGTTGCTTCGTCGTCAAGCGCTTTGCGGC